ACCCATTGCCGTTGTTGTTTTTGCTGTTCCAATGTCTTGTTGCGCTTGAGCAAAATAAGGATCAAAAGCTGCACCTGTTCCTGTTGGTAATCCCGTTGTGGGATCTATACCATATAATCCTGCTGTGCCTGTAATAGCTCCTGTTTGTAATGGTTGAAAACCAATAATTCCTTGTTTAGGAATACCAGCAGGATCCGGATCTTTAGTTTTATCGTAAGCACCTTGTAAAAGATTTCGTTGAAACTCTTCTATGTATGCAGGAGGAGCCATGGACGTATATTGAAGAACCATTATATTATTCCTTTACCTTTTGAAGACTCAGGGTCTAATGCATTCATTAAACCGTACATTGCTTTTGGTCCGCCTGCATTATCAACTGCTTTAGCTGTCATTACAAATTCTCCATCACTTAACATTGCTGGAATCTTATCATCTTTTGGACCACCCGGTCCTCTTATCTCTCCAAACTTTGGAGGAAAAAATTCTGTTATACCTGGATTCTTTTCTATTTCTTTCATCATTTGATTTCCACTCATACGAGGATCAAATATTTCTTCTGAAACCATTTCATCCATTATACCGCCTGTTGCACGGCGAGCAGGAATTTTAAAATGCATAGTATTATCTGGATGTCCACCCACATTTAATTGAGCTATACCACCAGAAGCTCTAGGTATTATTTTTCCTTCTTCATCTGCTTTAAACAAACCATACGTATCTGTATCGCGATCATAATAATCATAATATTTTTCTGTTTTAGGATCATATACAGTTCCTTTAATCATTTCTTCTACAAAAGGTGTTCCCCCTAATTCACTACCAAACTTATCTGAAACAAGATTAGCTTTTCTTATTAATTCTTGTTCTCTTCGAAGTTCGTCTGCTTTTTCTTGATCAAATTGTTTCTTGGCTAAATAAGTATTTATTAAACCCATGATACCACCAAGTTTTTCTTTACCAGTTAGGCTTCCTAAAATATCTTGTCCTGTTCCTAATATACCTGATCCTTCTATAAGAGTCTCTGCTGTTGGGCTTTTTATAACTTTATCAAATCCACCAATAAGTGATCTACCTATATTTCCCAAATTACCTAAGTTTCCAAATAAAGTTTCTAAACCAAACTTTTGCCCGCCTGGAAGTACTCCAGCCCCTAATAAAAAAGGAAGAGCAACGGACATTATACCTTTACCTTCTCCGCCAGCAAAACTGCCAACGTCTTTTATTCCTTTACGTAGTCTTCTAAAAACTGATTTTAACATGTACTCCTTAGCAATTCATGATATTGTTTAAAATGCAAGGAGGCTGGCCTTGATTATAAGCCTATTTAATAGTATATTTATAGGCAAATTATTGCTATATGACAATACATATTTGCAAGTAGAAAGGAAGTTATGGCAAAGAAGAAAGAGGAAGTATTAAAATTTGAAGCTATTAGACCTTTTGGTCCTACTATTGTTAAAGGAAAGATGCCTGACAGGTTAGTTAAATTGATGGATGATAAAGCATCAGAAATGATGAATGATGAAAAGTATGCAAAAGAATTTGATCACGCACCTCATCTAGCAGGTAATGTTAAACAAGAAACACGTTATGATCCTGCGTGGTTAGGTTCTTCTGAAGCTCAACCTATGATAAATTTAATAGGAGAGATGGTTAAGAGTTATATTTCTATTCCACCAGCAAATGAAACTATTAGTCCTGAGTTTGTTGGTCAGATGGTTATTCAATCTATGTGGGCCGTGAGCCAATGGGCTGGAGACTTTAATCCTTTTCATATACACGAAGGTCAATTGTCTGGTGTGTGTTATCTACGAGTGCCTCCAAGTTTACCAGAAGAATACGCAAGAGAAGATCACTACCCAACAGTAGGAGATATATGTTGGTTTAATGGTCAAGCCGCTACTTTTAGTGGACACAAACATCAAGAGTCACCAAAGGTGGGTGATATATTTTTGTTTCCTCATTGGTTAGCACACGGTGTTTATCCTTTTAGAACACAAAATGAAGAGCGTAGATCTGTTTCTTTTAATTTAGAATTAATTAAAAGAGAAGAGGCTCCTCAAGTAGGAAACGCTGAAACTGCAAAACGAAAAGAATTTTATAATAAAAAGAAATAATTAAATGCAACATAATAAAAACACAAAATTTGTTATGTATGTAGACAATTTTCTTACACAAGAAACATTAGAATCTCTTCAAGAAACATTTCAAAAAATAAATTATAGTGGAGTAAAAAACCCAGAAGGTCAAGTTTATGGTCAGAGACATACTTTTCCTCACAGTTTTCACAGTGATCCTTTGTTAAAATTAATAAAAGATTATTTTTTTCCTCATAGAAACCTTGAGCCAATATCCGTGAGTGCTCATTTAAGAGAAAATAACAAAGAGCCTTTATTTCATACTGACCATGATAAGGGAAATGTGGCAAATTTTCTTTTATTTGTAAAAGGCGAACCACTTCTTAATAACGGAACAGGATTTATGCATGACAATAAATTGTCTTCGCACATAGGTTTTGTAGAAAATAGAGCTCTATTTTTTAACGGAATGAAAATACCTCATTCAGATTTACAATCTTTTGGAAATAGTTCTAATAGATATACACTTAATATTTTTTATAAAGAGCATAACTAAATGGTAGATATTAATAGGTTTTCCATATTTAAATCAGAAGTTTTTAGTTTTGAGTTGCCAAATTTTAATTTTTGGAAACAACAAATTGAACAAATTATTTTAGTTGAGGACAATAAAAATATTCATGGACAAGACACAACTCCTGACGAAAGATGTAATGTTATGGCAAAAAGAACAGCTTGGAATTCACATATGAGGTATCCAACTTTAGATTTGTTATGTCAAGAGATAGCAAAACCAATAGAAGAATTTGTTGTTAAAGAAGGTTATGATATACCTGAATTAGAACCTGCTAATTGTTGGGTTAATTGGTATCAAAAAGATAATTTTTCACACCCCCACAGTCATGGATCTCATTTGTCTGCTGTTTTGTTTGTTGATGTTGAAAAAACTGATGCAAGATTTTTTTTTCATGCAAACCACAATTTAGTTCTTATTAAAAAACAAGATGTAATTAGTAATTTTAGTAATTTAAAAGAAGTACAAGCAAAAGATGGAACAGTTATATTTTTTGATGGTTCAGTAAAACATTCTGTTAGCCCAAATAATACAAATAATACAAGAGTTACAATGGCAGTTAATTATAAAGTAAATTACAAACAGGAAAGAGATGAATATTAATAAAACTCCAATGGTCCGTGTGACGTGGGTCGATGCCCGCGATACAGAAACAGGTTGGCTTGATATAAAAGACGTCTTAAATGCTCACTTAGCTATTTGCCAAGAAGTAGGGTGGATGGTTGTTAACAATGATGAAAAAGTTGTAATTATGAGATCCTACAGTAAAGATAAAGATGACATTACAGGAGGTGGCGCTATCGCCATACCAAAAGGATGGATAAAGAAAATAGAATATTTAACAGTGAGTTATAGTGAAACCTAATTTATATAATATTTCAGGAGGTGTGGGAAAACATCTTCAATTTACCGCTTTGTTTGAACCTTTAATGAAAAAGTACAAACAAAAGCTAATTATAAATTCAGGTTATCCAGAATTATTTTCTCATTGTGCACATGTAGCTGATTCTAAATCTTCTATTAACGAAATATTTTATGATACATATTTCAAATATTTTTCTAATTTTAACAATCTTTTTTTTCATGACCCTTACAAAAGTGATTGGTTAAAAGGAGAATCCAACATTGTAAAAAAGTGGGCAGATTTATATGATGTAAATATTAAAGATTTGAGACCAAACTTTGACATAAATAAAGAAAAAGAAAAAGTTTTATTACCACATATACAAGCTATGAATAAATTTGTGTTATTACAATTTACAGGAGGACAGGGTATGGTTTGTAATAGTAGCTATGATAGTTCTAATTATGGTAGAAATTATAAATATGGACAAAAATTAATAGATATTTTAAAAGAAAATTTTCCACAACACATGTTTATTATTTTTAGTCATCCTAATGAGCATCAGGAATACACAGGAGAAACAAGATTTAATGACGAAACAGGCAATCTTCTTTTTAGTACAAGAGAAGATTTTATGATATTATCAAAGTATTGTGATTTTTTTGTGTGTATTGATAGCGCGTTACAACACATGGTTTCAAATCAATCTTTTAATAAAAAAGGAGTGGTATTGTGGGGGTCAACTTCCTATAAAAGATTTGGATATGATACTAATGTAAACATAACATCTGAATACCCTTATTGTGTTGAAATTGATCCACGTTTAATTGTTAATGAGGTGAAAAAATTTAAAAATGAGTAAGATATTTATTGGCACTCCTTGTTATGGAGGTATGATTACAGCAGATTATTTTAAAAGTTGTTTACGTTTAGTAAATGAAGCTCCTAAACAAAATATACAATTACAATTTGGAACTATTGGAAATGAGTCTTTAATAACAAGAGCAAGAAATACTTTGGTTCAATTATTTATGGATGATCCAGGTAATTACACGCACCTTCTTTTTATAGATGCTGATATTGGATTTAGTGAAAAATCAGTTTTTAGAATGTTAGATTTAGATGAAGAAGTAGTAGCAGGAATATATCCACGAAAAGCTATAGATTGGAGAAAAGTAAAAAAAAGAGTTATTGATAATCCTGATATTGATTTAGATGAACTTCATGCAGCTTCGTTGGAATATAATCTTAGTGTAAAAAATCCTGAAAGAATTGAAGTTAAAAAAGGTTTTATAGAAGCTATAGACGGTGCTACAGGGTTTATGTTAATAAAAAGACAAGTATTTGAAAAGATGGCCAAAGCTTATCCTGATTTAAAGTTTAAATCTGATCAACATTTAAATCAACCTCACGATACTAAATTTAATTATCATGACACATCTGAGTGGAATTATGCATTTTTTGACACTATGATTGAACCTGAAACTAAAAGATACTTATCAGAAGATTACGCCTTTTGCAGATTATGGCAGAAAATTGGGGGAAGTGTGTACGCTGATGTTGTTAGTGGGTTAAATCATCACGGAACGTATGTCTTTAAAGGTAATGTAGGAACTCAATTCTTGCCACAAAACAAGAAATAATTTAGTATGCTCCTGCATGCAATTAACTGATTTAAAATTTCAACCTGGTGTAGATAAACAAGACTCCTCTTACGCGGCAGGAGATCAAAGAAGATATACAAATTCAGAATTTGTACGTTTTCACTACGGAAAACCAGAAAGATGGAAAGGATGGGAGTATCTTCCTAATCCTAATGAAACTCTTATTGGAGTAGTAAGAGACACTCATTCATGGATAAGCCTTGATGGCACACGATATTTAGCTTTAGGAACAGACAGAAAATTATATATTTATTCAGAGGGCTCTGTTCATGATATTACTCCTATTAGAGAAACCGCTTCTTTAACCAATCCTTTTGAAACAACAAGTGGCGGTGCAGGGGTTACAGTTACCGATGCCAATCACGGAGCTGTTGAAGGAGATTTTGTTACTTTTACAGATGGTAGCACTAATAACGTTGTTGACGGTTTAGAATTTAATAATGAATTTGAAATTACCACAGTTATAGATGCTAATAGTTATACAATTACTTTTCCAACGAATGCTACAGGAACCACCGCAGCTGGTGGGGGATCGGTTACAGCTAATTATCAAATTAATGTAGGACCAACAGCTTCTACTTATGGATATGGTTGGGGTGTAGCAACATGGGGATTAAGTACTTGGGGCACACCACGTGCAACATCCAGTGTAACTATTCAAGGAAGAAATTGGTCTTTAGATAATTTTGGTGAAGATTTAGTAGCCACTGTTTTAGATGGTGGAACGTATAAATGGGATACTTCTTCAGGTTTAACTGTAAGAGCCGTGACCCTTGGTGCGACAGCACCAGTTGCTTCTCGTTTTAATTTAGTTTCTGCTGATACACGACATTTATTTTTATTTGGAACTTGTACTACTGTTGCCAATTCCGCTACACAAGATGATTTATTTTTTAGATTTGCTGATAGAGAGAGTTTAACTATTTTTGCACCTACTGCAGAAAATGAAGCTGGTTCACTTAGAATTGCTGATGGTTCAAGAATTGTAGGAGCAGTAAAATCAACAGGTCAAATTCTTGTATGGACCGATACTTCACTACACGGTATTCAATTTATTGGCACACCTTATACTTTTGGTCAAAGACAACTTGGAGCTAATTGTGGTTTAATAGCACAACATGCTGCTATTG